AGGGAAACGAAGCTCTAAGTGAACTTATGGAAATAGCAAAAGCTGATGAAAGTGCTCGTTCTTTTGAAGTGTTAGGTCAATTGATGAATACTCTTACTACTACTACAAAAGAACTTTTACTATTACAGAAAACTAAAAAAGAAATTGAAAGAGATAAGAAAGATCCATCTACAGTTAACAATTCTTTGTTTATTGGCTCAACAGCTGAGTTACAGGAGTTATTGAGTAAAAAGAAATAATATATGAGTGACAAAAGTGACAAATATTTAGGAAACTCTTTATTGAAAAGAGCAGATGTTCAACACGAATACAGTAAAAAAGAAATACAAGAATATATAAAATGTCGTGATGATATTATATATTTTTTAGAAAATCATGTAAAGATTGTCCACGTTGATCATGGTCTTATTCCCTTTTCTTTATATCCTTTCCAGAAAGATTTAATAAATACTATATCTGATAATAGAAATGTTATTGTAAAGACTGGTAGACAGGTTGGTAAATCAACCACTACACTTGGTTGGTTATTACATTATGTTCTTTTTAATCAGTCTAAAACAGTTGGAATACTTGCTAATAAAGCTTCTACTGCTAGAGAATTATTAAGTCGTATTCAAATAGCATATCAACACCTTCCTAAGTTTCTTCAACAAGGACTTAAAGAATGGAATAAAGGTTCGTTAGAACTTGAAAATGGCAGTAAGATTATAGCTTCTTCCACATCTTCTACTGCTATTCGTGGATTTTCTTTTTCTTGTATTTTACTAGATGAATTTGCTCATGTTCAAAGACATATAGCAGATGAGTTTATTCGTTCTGTTTATCCGACTATTTCATCTGGTAAAGATACAAAAGTTATAGTTGTATCTACACCAAATGGTTTCAATATGTTTTACAAATATTGGAATGATGCAGAGAATGGAACAAACGATTTTGTTCCATTTAAAGTTCATTGGTCTAATGTTCCTGGTAGAGATAAAGAATGGAGAAAAAGAATTGAGTCAACTATTGGTGCTGACGCGTTTAGACAGGAGTATGAAGCAGAGTTTTTAGGATCTTCAAATACACTAATATCCTACGATAAACTACAAGAATTATCATATAGTAATCCATTATACAGAAAAAATGATGTAGATGTTTTTGAAGAAGTTAATTCAAAACATGCTTATGTTATGACAGTTGATGTTGCTCGTGGTCAAGGATTAGACTATTCTGCCTTTACCGTCTTTGATATTACAGAAATGCCATATAAAATAGTGGCAAAATATAGAAGTAATCTAGTAGCCCCCCTAGTCTTTCCCAATATTATAAATATTATCGGTAAGCGGTATAATGATGCTTATATTCTTATTGAAATAAATGATATCGGCTCACAAGTTTCCGATGTTCTCCATCATGATTTGGAATACGAAAATCTGTTTTCAACAGCGTGGTATGGAAGACATGGACAACAGCTGAGTGGTTTTGTGGGTGGTAAAAGAGATTCACAATTTGGTGTAAAAACATCTAAACAAGTCAAAAAAATAGGTTGTTCTAATCTAAAAGCATTAATTGAAGATGATAAACTGTTTATACCAGATTATGATATTATTTCAGAATTAACCACATTTGTTTCTGGTGGCGATACTTTTAATGCTGAAGATGGAGCACATGATGATTTAGCCATGACTTTAGTTTTATTTGGATGGTTAGTAGATCAACAATATTTTAAAGAATTAAGTAATCAAAACATCAGAGATAATCTTTATAGAAATCAATTAAGTGAATTAGAGGACTTAACAACTCCATTTGGTATAATTAATAATGGGTTGAATCAGTCAGAATATGAAATAGACAATGAAGGTACACTTTGGACAAACGTAGAGTAACAAATAATGTAAATGATGATAAGAATTTGTTAATATAAAAAATGTAATTTATTGTAAAGGAGAAACACAATGGCATTTCAAGTTAGTCCTGGAATTAATGTTAGTGAGATTGATCTTACTACAGTAGTCCCTAATGTTGCCACATCTATAGGTGCGGTAGCTGGAGGTTTTGTATGGGGACCTGTTATGGAAAGAACAAACATCACTACAGAAAACGATCTAGTAAGAGTATTTGGTAAACCAGATGATATTACATCACCGTGGTTTCATACCGCAGCAAACTATCTTGCATATTCTAACAACCTTATAGTTGTAAGAAATGTTTTAACTAGTGCTAAAAATTCTGTCTGTAGTAATGATGGAACTGCTGCAACTGATATTGATATTTTAAATGCTACAAACTATGATGAATCAATAAGTGGTGCTACAGATCAATTATTTATCGCAAAATATCCCGGTAAAATGGGAAATAGTTTAAAAGTTATAGCCATTGATTCTTTTGGTTGGGCTGCTGTTAATTCATCTTTATCTGCTGCACATCAAGTAGATCAATTAACATTTAAGGCAAACTTTGATGCTGCACCTCCTGGTACGTCTTCTTCAATGAAATCGGCAAATGGTGGAGCTGCTACTGGTCTTGATGAAATGCATGTTCTTGTTATTGATGAAGATGGTTTGTGGACAGGAACACCTGGGTATGTTTTAGAGAAACATGCTTATGTAAGTAAAGCTTCTGATGCAAAACGAATTGATGGTTCAAGTAATTATATTGGAACTGTTTTACGAAATGAATCAGCATATGTTTGGTTGGGTAATAAATCTGCCATTGGTTCTTCTACTACTGATGCTGGTACTGAAGTTGATGCGGGTACTAATATGTCTGGTAGTGTTTTTAAAGGTATCAATGGTGCTGGTAAAGAGATTATTGGTGGATCATTGGTTCAGGGTGATGATGGTAATGCATTGACTGATACTGAATTACAACTTGCTTATGCATTGTTTGTAAATCCAGAAGTAGTTGATATTTCTCTAGTAATGAGTGCTTCTGGTTCAACAGCTACCGGTGCTTATATTATTGAAAGTATTGCTGAAGTACGAAAAGATTGTATTGCATTAGTTTCTCCATCAAGGAGTAGTGTTGTATCTGCAACTGGACAAATTGCTTCATTATTAACTGATAGTAGTAATTTAGGATCTTCTAGTTATGCAGTTATGGACAGTGCTTGGAAATATCAGTATGATAGATATAATGATGTTTTCCGTTATGTTCCAATGAACGGTGATATTGCCGGTCTTTGTGCAAGAACTGATTTTACAAATGATGCTTGGTGGTCACCTGCAGGATTGTCAAGAGGTCAAATCAAAAATATTATCAGACTTTCTTGGGAACCTACTAAGGCACAACGTGATGAATTGTATCAACTTGGTATTAATCCTATTATTACCCAGACAGGCGCTGGAGTAGTTCTTTGGGGTGACAAAACAATGCAGACAGTTCCAAGTGCATTTGATCGAATCAATGTACGAAGGTTGTTTATTGTTCTTGAGAAAGCAATTAGTATTGCTGCTAAAGCAATGCTCTTTGAGTTCAATGATGAGTTTACACGTTCACAATTTATTAATCTAGTAGAACCTTTCCTTCGTGAAGTACAAGGAAGACGGGGTATTACTGACTTTAAGGTAGTATGTGATAGTTCTAACAATACTGGTCAAATTATTGATACGAATAACTTTGTTGGTGATATTTATGTTAAACCTTCACGTTCTATTAATTATATCCAGTTAAATTTTGTTGCTGCTCGATCTGATGTTTCTTTCTCAGAAATCGGTGGTTAAATCTTATAAATATATACAAACTTAGAGGAGTAATAAAATGTCTACAATTTCTGATTTTAAAAATAACTTTAGAGGTGGGGTTCGACCCAATCTATATAAAGTTGTAGTTAATGCCCCTATTATTGGGCAATTAGATTTACAGTTTCTTGGAAAAGCAACACAAATTCCAAGTTCAATGATTAATAATATTGATGTCGCTTATCGTGGTCGTATGTTAAAGGTTCCAGGAGATCGAGTATTTGAAGATTGGACTGTAACAATTATGGCTGATCCTGATTGGCAAGCTAGAACGAGCATGGAACAGTGGATGAATGCTATTCAAAATCATTCACAGAATCGAAGCTCTGTTGCGGCTACTAATGTTTATGGAAACGCAAGTGTTTCTCAATTGAATCGTGATGGTGGTATTCTTAGGACATATCGGTTACAAGATATATATCCAACTACACTATCTGCTATTGAATTATCAATGGATCCTGATGGAGCACCAGAAGAGTTTGCTGTTACCTTTGCTGTTAATAATTATACAGTAGATGGACAAGGACTTGATGGTACAGCTTCTGGTACTGGAGTTGATATTTCTCTTAGTGGTTCTCTTAAAATTGGTGGTGTAACAATTAGTGGAAGCATTTAATTTTTTGAATAAAGGGGGATGGGTAAAACTGTCCCTCTTTCTTTTTATTAGATACAGCTAGAAAGGGAAATAAAAAATATGTCGATAACAACCGAAAAAGAAAGAGATATAATGTTTACTCCTGTTTTGAAAGGTGGAATAAACTGTGCTGGTGATACTCCAGTCAAGGCAAAAGAAGTATCAAATTATGATTTTATAACTACTGCAAATCCTACACAGATGGAACCTACCCGCGTAGATAACGTAGACGATAATGCTAGAATGCAAGATAAATTTTTAAATCAAGAACATCCTCTAGCGGGTCATATGAAAATTACACCACAGTGGACTACACCTATTGGTGAACTAGAACTTAATATACCAGAAGAGATGAGAATTAGTCTTATTAAGTTTATTGCTTCACGTGGTTATTGTACGACAATGGGTACACATAAAAAAACACAAACACCAGAATTTGAAAGTAATCATTATAATATGTTTGAATATTCAGAAGATGATGAAACAGCTGAACATATTCGTGGATTTGAAAAGATTACTTCTGAAATGATTAGATACTATATTGCAAATGCATGGGACATTACTAATGCTGATGCACTAAAATTAGAAGCTCGTGGATTTGGTAATATGCAAACTCATGGTAGACGGACGTATCCTCACTATCATCATGGATTTGATGGAGTAATGATTACATATCTTACTGTTGGTGGAGAGTTTATAATTAAAGATACTGATACAGGTCCAACCCCTAACGATACGAAGTTAACAATAATTCCCCCTAATTCAGAAATTGAAAAAATAGAAGATAATATAGTTGCAGAATACGATTCGTTTAATCTTTCAAAAGAAGATTTACCTTGTGAAGGTTCTGGTAATATGTTACTACAAGACCCAAGACCAGCAATTAATTATCCTTATTGTAATAAAGCGATTGCATTTGAACCTAAAGTAGGAACAACTATTTTTCATCCTGCCTATCTTTGGCATGAATCAAATAATTTTACTGGTACCGGAATAAGAGCAGCAATTGTTGTTAATTATCGAGTATTGACAAATAACAATTCAGGTTTAGTAAAACCTTTAGTATGAATCAAACTATTATAAACAGGAGATAAATTATGGCTGGCGGATTTGAATTATTTGGTTTTGAAATAGCAAAAAAAGAAAAAAAGAGAAAAACATTTGTAACACCAGAAAATATTGATGGATCACAACAGATCATTGAAGGTGGTGGTGTCTATGGTCATTACTTAGATACTGGTGTTGATGCTAAAGACGAAAATATTTTAATTAAAAAATATCGAGAAATGTCTATGTCACAGGAAGTTGACTTAGCAATTTCTGATGTTGTTAACGAAGCAGTTGTACACGAAGACGGTAGATCCTCTATTAATCTTTTTCTTGATAATACTAATCAATCTACTGCAATTAAAGAAAAAATAGTAAAAGAATTTAAAAAAATTCTAAGATTATTGGATTTTAATAGAGTTGGTTCTGACTTATTTAGAAAATGGTATATTGATGGTAAAATTTACCATCATATTGTTATTGATAATGATAACGTAAAAGAGGGTATTAAAGAACTAGTATCTATTGATGCATTAGATATACAAAAAATAACACAACTAAAAAAAGAAAAAGATCCAGTTACTGGTGTAGAAATGGTTGTGGACAAAAAAGAATATTTTGCATATCAACCTGATCATTCAAAAAATGGATTTGGTAGTGTTTCTGCACCTTCTGATTTAATTCAAGTTGCATTAGATTCTATTTCATACGTTCACTCTGGTATGGTGGATAATCAAAAACAAATTATTATTGGTTATTTGTATAAATCAATCAAACCTTATAATCAGTTAAGAATGATTGAAGATTCACTTGTTATATATCGTTTAGCAAGAGCACCAGAACGTAGAATATTTTATATTGACGTTGGTAATCTTCCTAAGTTGAAAGCAGAACAATATCTACAATCTGTAATGAATAAGTACAAACAGAAAATAATTTATAATGCTTCTACTGGTGAAGTAGAAGATCAGAAAAAACAGATGTCAATGTTAGAAGATTTCTGGTTACCAAGAAGAGATGGTGGAAGAGGTACTGAAATTAGTACATTACCATCAGGACAGAATCTTGGTGAGATTGACGATATTGAATATTTTAGAAAGAAACTTTATCAGTCTCTTAACATTCCTATTTCAAGGATTGAAGGTACAGAACAAACCTCTTTTAATTTAGGTCGTGCTTCAGAAATTAATAGAGATGAAATTAAGTTTGCTAAGTTTGTTGCTAAATTACGACATAGATTTTCAAATCTATTCTCAGATTTACTTAGAGTTCAACTTCTTCTTAAAGGTATTATTAAAGAAGATGATTGGTCTGATATATCAGAAAATCTTGAATTTATTTGGACAAAGGATTCTCATTATGCAGAGTTGAAAAATAATGAAATTCTTAGAGAGCGAATGGAACTCTTACAGATGGTTGATGAGTATAGTGGTAAATTTATATCTGATAATTGGATTAGAAAACAAGTCTTACGTCTAACCGATGAAGAAATAACTCAGATTGATAAAGACAACAAAGAAGCTGGTAAAGGTGATGCAGATGATTTTGAGATTAATCCGGATCTGGTTGCACCAGTTGACATTCACAGGTAATTTATATGGCATTAAAAGAATCTAGTTTTATTAAAAACTATAAAAAAAAACTTTCTGTTCAAAATTTAGATAATGTTAATGAGGCTATTCATTATGCTTTTAAATTGACAGATAACTATGGTATAAATAAAATAAACAAAGCTATATTTGAAGCATCTATTAGATTTAATATTGATGAAGAAGTATTAACAAATAATATTGATAATTTTTTTGAAGGAGAAACTAATGAGTGAGTTGAAACAAACAATATTTAAAAACATTTTAGATAAAAAATTTACGAAAGCAAATAAAGAGATTGCAAAATTAATGAAAGATAAAGTGTTTACTACTATTGATCAGTTTAAGAAAAATTTTAAATATAATCCAGATACCACTACTATTGAACCAACACCAGTAACAAAGGAACCTAATCCAGATGTTTGAAGCATTGTCTATGGTGGCTCGTAAAAAGATGTCACGGATTATGAAGTCAAAGAGTAAGTCGATTGCTAGGAAACGTGAAATAGCAATGAACAAAAAGGCAACACCTGAGAAGTTAAAAATAAGAGCATATAAAAAAGCAAGAGATATACTTACTCAGAAAATTTTAAAAGATAGAAAGAAAGAAGATTTACCAATGTCTGGGAAAATGGAGTTAGAAAAAAAGTTAGATAAAAAACAAGCAATAATTAAAAAGATTGCTAAGAGAATATTACCACAGATTAAAAAAGCAGAATCAGATCGCTTTAAGATGCACCATCAAAGTAATAAAGGAGAGTAAGAATGAAACTTATAACAGAGCATGTATCCGACCTTGAGTATATTGTTGAAGGTAAGGGAAAAGCACAATATATTCGTGGTGTATTTATGCAAGCAGATATTCAAAATCAGAATGGTAGAGTTTATCCATATGCTGTTTTACAAAAAGAAGTAAAAAATTATAGAAATAAATATGTTAATGAAGGTCGTGCTTTAGGTGAACTAGGACATCCTACTGGACCATCAATTAATCTTGATCGTGTTTCTCATCTTATTACAGAGTTAGAAGAAGATGGTAAAAATTTTATTGGTAAAGCCAAGATCATGGATACACCTAATGGTAAAATTGTTAAAAATCTTTTAGAGTCTGGGGTTCGTCTTGGAGTAAGTTCAAGAGGTCTAGGGTCAATTAAAGCTAATAAAGAAGGTGTGAATGAAGTTCAAAAAGATTTTACGTTAAGTACAGTTGATATAGTAGCAGACCCATCAGCACCTGCTGCTTTCGTAAATGGTATTATGGAAGGTAGAGAGTTTAGTATTACTGGAGAAATTGAAGAACACATTAGACAAGATGTTCATAACACTATTTCAAAGAGATTGGATAGCAAACACATTGAATTGTTTGAAAAATTTCTTGGGAATCTTTAAAAACCCTAGTCTTTCTAGGTATTATAAATATATATAGGAACATTTCACACTTTAAAGGAGTATTAAAATGGCTAACGAAGAAACCCTAGACGATGGAGAAATTGAAAAAAAAATCATGGAAGCTGCCAAGGCAATTGAAGCAAAGAAATTGAAAAAAGAAGAAGATGACGAAGAAGAGGAAGAGGACGAAGATAAAGAAGTTAAAGAAGGTGAACTTCCTCCTGCTTTGAAAAAGGCTATCGCTGCTAAGAAGAAGAAAGATGGTGGAGATGACGAAGACGAAGAAGAAGAAGAAGTTGAAGAAGCAAAAAGTTCTAATAAAGAATTAGGTGCACCTGATATTGATCCTAAAACAGGTCGTTCAGAATCAGAACCTGATGGTGAAGATAATAAGAAAAAACAAAAAGAACCTAAAACAAAGAAATCTGATGCTTCTCCAAAAGTTGAAGAAATTGACGTTGATGTTTCTGAAGATGTAGCTGCACTCATCAAAGATGAGGACCTTTCTGAAGAATTTAAAACGAAAGCTGCTACGATTTTCGAAGCTGCTGTTAAATCAAAAATCGCTAGTATTCGTAAACAGATTCGTGATGAATCTAAGAAGGATACCGATGAGCGTGTTGAGTCTATCCAGTCAGAGATGACAGAGAGTATGGATAATTATCTTAATTATACTGTAAAAGAATGGATGGAAGAAAATAAGCTTGCTGTTGAAACTGGAGTTCGTAACGAAATCACAGAGAGTTTTATTTCTGGTTTGAAGAAGTTGTTTGAAGAGCATTATATTGATGTTCCAGACGAGAAAGAAGATGTATTTGAAAATCTTGTTGTTGAAGTTGCCGAGTTGGAAGCTAAACTTGACGATCAAACAGAAAAGCATATGGAAACCGTGAATGAACTTAATACATATAAAGCTAAAGATATTTTCAAAACAATTTCAGAAGGAATGGTTGATACTGATGTTGAAAAATTTATTGAACTAACAGAAGATGTTGACTACAGTACTGATGATCAGTATGCGGAAAAACTCAATGTTATTAAGAATAGCTATTTCAAATCAGATAACAAAGTAGTAACTGATAACAAAAAAACTGCCGGTACCAATAATCCAGTTGTAGATGGAAAAAGTGATAATACTTATATGGATGGTATCATGAAAGCAATTAGTACGTCACAAAAATAATAGTTATGGAATGAGTGAGAATTAACTTAAATTAATTAATCAATTTTATTAAAGGAGTATTAACATGTATCTTGCTGAAGATATTAAAGAAAAATGGGCCCCAGTCATGGAGCACAAGGATCTTGAACCAATTAAAGATCCGTATAAGCGTGATGTAACATTGCGTTTGTTGGAAAATCAAGAGAAGTTTCTTAGAGAAGCATCTCCTCTTAACTCAATGGGCGCTTCATCTTCAACTCCCGGTGACGGAAAAGTTGATACGTGGGATCCAATTTTGATTTCTCTAGTTCGTAGAGCGATGCCTAAATTGATTGCCTATGATGTTGCAGGTGTTCAACCTATGTCTGGTCCTACTGGACTCATTTTCGCAATGAAGGCTACTTATGCTGATAGAGCAACTGAAGCACTTCATAACGAAGCTGATACTGATACATCAGGTAATGCTACTCCAGCTCATGTTGGACTAGCTAGTGGTACTAATCCATTTGATGGTACGTGGACTACTGGTGAAGGAATGGCTACTTCAACCGCTGAAGCACTTGGCGATGCATCTGGTAATTATTTCGCAGAAATGGCATTCACGATTGATCAGACTGCTGTTACTGCTAAATCCAGAGCTCTCAAAGCTGAGTACTCAACGGAACTTGCTCAGGATCTAAAAGCCGTACACGGTTTGGATGCTGAAAC